TTAGTGATGTTGCAGAAGATAGTTCTTGCAGTGTCTGTGTATTGAACAGAAGCTGGGGCTGTTGTGCCATCCTGTGTTTGAACAACCAAAGTAGTCAAAGTCACATTGTGTGCAACAACCGTTGTACCGCCATCAAGAATTTCATCAGTCTGAGCCGCTACGATTTGTGCGCCAGAACTAGCAGTACCAACCTCATAACCAATATCACCCGTTCCAATAACTGGAGCAACATCACAAAAGATCTTAATGTCAGTGATGATTGTGTTAGCAGGCTGAGTAAACTCACCTATAGTCGGGCTATCGCCAGCAGTACTGTTTACAGTAACGCCAGTCGCGTACCCAACGTGCTTAAGATACTTAGCGGTTACGATACCAGTAGAAGCAATATCGACTACGTCAGTAACTGCGCCAGTTGTTGAGCTTTTAGAAATAACTTTAAAACCGTTCTCGGAACGGACTGCACCATTAAAGGTTGTATTCGCCATGAGGATCTCCTGTCGTGGCTAGTGTCAGGCACGGTATGCGCCTGTCAGGAATAACTTTTTATATCACACATAAAGAAAAGGGGCAACAAATGCCCCTTCCTTTATTGTTTCACATGAAACAATTACGCACCTTGCGATCCGAACACTGCGCGTGGGTTACTAAAGCCGAAGCTGTAGCGTTCACGAGCCTTGTATCGCACGTTGCCTGTGTCGAAGTCACCTTCCATAGAAGTTGAAATCGGGCTACGTTCAAAGTGCTTTAGACCATCTGGGCAGTCAGTCAAGACAAACCAAGCATCAGTGTCTGTTAAGAAATGGTTTACTGCGTAGCCTTGTGGCAACAGTCCCATGTTCTTAATAGCATTGATGTCGTTGTCCGCTGTAGCTACACGCCCTGGTGTNTCTAATAGACGATCAGCAACAAACTGAAGTTGAGGTGGAACAATAAGCTTGGTTCCTTGCAGAGCCAAGATCATGTTTCTATCATCAACAAACGTAGAGATGTTGATCAAAGCATCTTCTAGAGATGTTTCGTTCAAATCTGAGTACGCTGAAGGACGATTTGAGAATGTACCACCACCAGCTAAGGGGTGTGCATCATCAATCAACTCAACACCGTCACCGCCAGCAAAGCTAGAATTGAACGCATTGTTCAAGACGTTAGCAGCTTTAACTTGCTTGGTGTGTGCCATGCTGCGTGCAAGAGCCTTTGTATAACGTGCGCCAAGGCGGTCATACAAATTATCTTCTACTGCTTCTTCCGTCAAAGCGAAAGCCAGTGCAACAGTTTCGTGTGTGTAACGAGCGGTGAAACCTTCAGACGCAGAGTCGTAACCGACACCTTGACCTTCAGACTTGTCCCGTGCATTACCAAAGCCTACGATCAGAACCTCTTCTTCAAACGCTCGGTCAGAAGATTCAGTTTCAAAGATCTCAGCGTGCTCGTTTTCATAACGCGCATATTCCATACCAAATAAAGCATTGAGGCCAGGCTCTAGCTCTTTGGCTAATTGTGCTCTTGAAATAGCCATGAATTAACTCCCTTAAGCTAGACCAGCGCCTTTAACGCCGAACAAGTGGTTTTGAATAGTTACCAACACATTGGTATGTGCTGCGCTTACATCTGAGTTTTCAGGATCTTCAGATATGTCAATTGCCTTAAGAGCAAGTGAAGTGGCAGTACCACCGTCTGTTACCTGTAACTCAGCACCAGAAATACCAGTTACCGTGCTTCCTGCTGTCGTATAAACGATATCGAAGTTGCCGAACAAGTCTGCAATCGGGAACGCAATAGTAGCTTGGATTTCAAACACAACCATTGGATCATCAATGATGAAAGCAATTAAGTCAGAAGCATTGGTGCTTGCTGGATAGAAGTTACTGAATACAGTCTTCTTGGTTGTTGGATCGGTATAGGTGCAACCGTTAAATACACCAACGATAGGCACAGTGCCTGCGTCAGCGTGAACTTCTACTGTACCACCAGTAACTTGCATAACCATATCCCCTTGGAATATAGCAGTGCCATAGTTAGCAGCGATTCTATATCGGCTTTGTCCGCCAGTGTAGGGTGCTCCCCCTATCATTCGTGCTGGACGCATGCCAAATGCGGCATCTTGATTTGCCATTTTGGAATCTCCTAATTAATAAACACAATCAAAACGAGGCTACTTTCTGCCTCGACCAAATGAAACCTGCGTCTTTCTCTCGTTAGAGATTGGCATTGCAGGGTGCTCATCGCGCATCAAATCATTGTCAACAGCATTCATCTGTTGATTAGTTTGCTGCTCAAAGTGAGCATTTCTTTCGTTCACCGTTTCTTCAGGTATCTTGGTAAGCATCAGACCACCTACACCCACAGTACCAGCATGACTTCCTTCGTCTAAGACGGGGAGATCGTAGCCTTCGATCTCGCTAGGATGTACAGGTTCGTACCCCTCACGAAGTCTCATGTGGACATTGGTCTTATCTGCTTCACCGCGCATGTGGGTTCTCACCCAACGATACTTCATGCCTGGAGGCGGTTCTGGTGTTTCCAATGCTTGAGGTCTACGCCATGGCTTTCTAGCTTCAGTAGCTGTTCTTCCGCTGCTACCTCTGGGTGCTCTATTAGAGCCTGCCTTTTGCTCTTCACTCATGATCGTTGTAACCTCATTTTCTGTTTTGCGTATTCTTTGTACGGAACTCCAAGTTTCCTTGCTAATGCTTGTTCACTTGGGTTCAGTGCAACTCTACGAGAGTTTTGATTGCGTCCACTTCCAGTCGTGCGCGATCCAGAGACAACCGTTTGGACGGATTGTTGATTGCCTCCCGCGAAATTTTGCTCGTTAAATTTCTGAGGTAACTCAGATCTCATACGAGAATCAATTTGAGCGTAGTATTCATCTGACTCTAAGTCAACACCTTGATCAACAAGATCTTGATGAATAGCAAACGCTACATTGGTCATTACTTTATCTTTACCAAACCATTCATTCTTCGTAGCCCAATCCTGAGACTTGTTTGAAGGTTCTTGGTATTGAGGCTCTTGATACTGTTGCTGATATTCAGGCTCAACATATTGCTGCGCTTGCTCTTGAGCGTAACGCTGCTGCTCTTGCCAATCTGAATACTGCACCTTGTACTCTTCAAGTTCCTGCTGATACTTTGCTAAAGCACTTCTATCCGCTTCTGCTCTTGCGAGAAGTTGTTGTGCGTCAGCCATAGCTTCAGGGTCACCTGATTCATACGCAGACTTAAGATTTCTTTTAGCAGCTTCAGCTTGAGTGTCTACGCGGGTAGCAAACTCATTACCATAGCTTTCTTGAATCTTAAGGTTTTGTTCAGCACCAGACGCTTGAGTGTTTTGCAATTGATCAGACAGTTGTTGGTTCTGGTCCCGCAACTCTTTCGCAAACTGCAGGGCTTGTAGTTCCCTGCGTTGATATTCTTTAGCTTGTTTAACCGCTTGGTTAATTCTGGCTTGCGCGGTCTTTGCTTTTACTTCAGCTTCAGATAGTTCTTCTTCAGCATTATCATAAGATGCTTCAAAGTCTTCTTTAACAGAATCCTCTGTTACAGGAGCAATCTCCTCTGCTTCCTCTTCAGAAAACTCAATTATTGCGTCTCCCTCTTGAAGCTCTTCTTCAACTCTGCGGCCCGAAGGCACTGCAGCATTACTTACAGAGCTATCATCGTCTAGCTTAGACAATGCCTCTGTTAATGTTTCTTCGCTCATATTTCACCTATGCAGACTTAATGTCATCTGGATTAAGAATAGTTCCAATAACCTCATCGTCGTTAATGATGCGGACTTCATGATCATCTTCTAAAGAGAATCTTGAGCCTGCATAACGACCAATAAGAACCCAATCGCCTTTTTTACACCAAGGCTCATCACCAAACTTGTCGTAATCTTTGTAAGCCAATGGCCCCATTTTCATTACATAACAAACAGATGTAGCTAGATTTTCTTTATCTAACGTAGATTGGATTAATTGAATACCACCATCAGTCGTACCTTTACCTTTGTAAGGGAGGACCAATAAACGATACCCAGAAGGGTTTGGCATTCTTTCAACCAAGGACTTGTCTAGCACAGAAGGGTCTAACACCTTCTCTTCTTCACTCACATATGCGCCCAATACGGACGGTTTTGCGATGGAATCTAATAATAGATCACTCATCGATGGGATCTCCTTCAATCTGCAACGCTTCTTTTAGTTCATCGCGCAGGGTGCGAAGCATCGATAATTCACCCATTGCAAACTTGTAGTCCTCCATGTCCTTAACATGGCCAGATGTTATGTAATCAACATGAGCTTCCTCAAATTGATTAAGCTTTTTGTATATGTACGCCGCTAAAGAAATTGAATCCATTCTTATGTTTGTCCATCACCTTGCATTACTGGTTGAGGTCTTTGAATGTAATCAGGAAAGAAGTCGGTTTTAGCAGGATTTCTTCTAGCCATACCTGCGTATGGATTCAATGCCTGCATAGGCATTTGAGCGCCGTAACCACCAAACTGGGTTTGTGGCATAGCAGACATTGGGTCTGTTGCTGTCGGATAGCCGCCCGACTGTATGTTGCCGCCTGCCTTCATTTGATCACGCTGTGCCTGAACTTTAGCCGCATAAGCTTCACGATCTTTAGGATCAAAAGCAGGCCCAAGAATATTGCTTGGAATATAAGTTTCACGAACTTCAGGTAACTGTGGAGGTGTAGGCGCTTGTGGTGCATCAGGAAACAATTCATTGACTGAACCCACGTTAGGATCTCTAACATTACCTACAGGCTCATCGATACCAAGAGCCAAGTTTGCGGCCATAGCATCTCTTTTAAGTTGCGCCCTTTCTGCAGAAACGTCATCTACAATGCTTTCACTAAAATCTTTGCTATAAACTGTACCCGCTTGTCCAAATCTACCTTCTGTATCTTCAAAGAAGTCATC